GAATGAACCTAAACACAAACAGGACCAAGCATTGGCTAGCGTGCGTGCAGCCATTTCAAAGCTGAATAAACGACCGCGCGGTGGAGACGATGATGTATCTGAATGAGAGCATGGGTCTACTGGAGACCTTACGAGCCGTCAAACAGCTGAACACGACACCGGTCAGCCGCATGCGAATCGGGTCCCCGTGTAAATTTATTCGAAAACTGGACCTGCTGATTCATATCATCATTCCCGAGTTGATAGAGGGTCGCGCGCAGCGCCTGGCACGCTATCTGCGCCGCACATCTCCCCGATGGGGACGAAGCTGGAGAGGTTGGTAGCAATATGGACTGGGAACCGGTTTACTCGACCCTTGCTTTTATGGTCATTCTATGGGTTTTAGTATGTGGCTAATAATTAATAGTGTATTATAAAAATCCATGACGAAAACAATTCATTGGCGTTGCCCAACGTGCAATAATCAAATAACTACACACGTCAACTTAACCTGTGCACCAATATGTTCGAATCCAAAATCGCACTCGAGCAAACGCGTCGAGATGGAGAAGATTAAAAAACTAATCGCGTCGTAAAAGTATCGCTACATGATTGACGGTGGCGGATGATGTGTGATAGACAAGGTAAATGTCTACGCCATCAACATGGAATGAAGCCGCACAAGAAAAAACAGCTCATCTCTATCTATCGATGGAAGATAGGCATGTCAATGTTGCGAGCATTCGTTACGTCTTTGAACGCCTGTCTGCAAAATATTTTTACGACGTATCTCCGGAAACAAAAAACCCAGTTCATGAATTGTGGACTGAAATAGGTACAAAAGCTCTTACCTGGGGACAAAAAAAGAACATCGTAATTAACCAGAAGAATCTCCTTGCAACTTTAATCAGTAAGCAACGGGACTATGGACATCAGAACATTGCCAAATATGGTCGCGAAGGTTTAATTATTCGAGTACACGACAAAATTGCTCGCCTTGAAAACCTGACCAAGAATGACGTAATGAAAAATGCACAGAATGAGCCAATCTCAGACACGATTCTTGATATTGCTGGCTATTCAGTAATTGGCATGATGTGGGAATCTGAAATTTTCCTGTTACCACTCATATAAAAGGTGTGGTGGGGGGAGTTCTAACATGGAAACCTACCACTACCACTGAACTGCAACCCCCACCACTGCTACCGTCGGGCGAGAAGGGGGAAAACCCTCCGGTAACGCTTTATAGAATAGCTCTTCCGGTTTAGTTATGGCAGCACTAGCGGGGCTAACACCCGGCCGCCGGCCTAGTTCTGGTGACGGTGGTGTATGAGTGTCAGCGCCAAATGTAAAAGCGTCGCCTACAGCCGTTCATAGACCAATGACTCGCGTGCAATCCAACAAGCAATATCGTGGGGAAAAATTATTATCGAGAAATAAGCAGTTAGTACTACAATTCGTTTCCCATCGAGAATGCGCAGCTATCGCTGCCGCATTTCGAGGGGTTACCCATATTTTTGGAAGGCAAGTTTGTTTACTTACACATCCAACGACCATCAGTACCGTTTTCCCAGTTACTGGTTGTACTCGTTTTCCAACCAGGGGTCATTCACGTTGGTAACTACTAACCCCAAATAGAAATTAAACCAAATTTTTAAATCGTGTCAAGCATGGCTGGGTGTGACTCTCGTCACCTTTTGACAATGGTCCCTGAACGCTGTATCATGACGATATGCCTACCGCTAAACGTCGAAATGTACCGGATTCAGTGCTTGAACAAGCCGCCAATGCATCACCACAAGCCATAGAAGCCCTCTGGGAGCTCTGGAAAGGCGTGCATACATCAAAACTGGGCAGAAAGTACAAGATGGATGCCCGGCGCGAACAGGACATTGCCATTGCCTTGGTAACCCATGGCCTCGAGACCTGCGCGCGCGCAATCATAGGTGCCTACTTCTCACCCTGGCATATGGGGGACAATCCGGCAGGCAAGCTGTACTCGTCCATCCAGCTGATACTGCGCTACGGCGAAACATGGCGAGTTGACAAATTCGTAAAGCTCTATATAGCTAATAGCAATGACTCAAAAGCGCTACGGGAAAAGCATGGAACTCTTGTTGATATGATTTTGTGCCCTACTGTGACGGTGGTAGAAGAAGTAGTGGAGGAGAAGTAGTGGAAGACGATGAATTGCTGGAAATAGTAGAACACATCCACATACACTGGAACACCCGCCTGTCCAGTACCAATAAAGTGCGCAAGCTCATACTCGAGGTATGGAAAAGTGCACTACATGATTTACCACACTCCCTGGTAAAACGCGCTGTATTAGAAATCGCTTTGGCGGAAACTTTTATGCCTCGCCCAGCACAAGTCCGGAAAAAGGCCATTCAGCTTTCCGGTACGGTGGTTCCCCCGCTGGAATCAGCGGCTGCCTGGGCGGAGGTACAAAAACTCGCCAGAAGCGTTACGAGTGGGGCCATAGACAATCACAAGGTTGACCCCCATGTATTGACAGCGATAAACAAGATGGGTGGATTGGCGAGTATCGCCCACTCCACAAACGGCGACAGAACACAATTTTGCGACGTATATGCGGCGGTTGTAACAGAATGGGAGTCCCAGGCGTACGCCTTTGTGGACTAATATCTGCTCATGCGAAAACGCATGGGACGACCAACAAAAATAGCTACTGGTGAATTCTCTACTATTACCATTCGCATTCCGGCAGATAAAAAAAACTTCATAACCAATTTGGCTGATGGCTATGACATGACCATCACCGAATATCTGCTCACCCTTGTGGAACGCGATGCCTCTGAAACCCCAACGCGCTAAACATCCTGACGGAAACTACAACTTAAACGTAGTTATACCCGGATGGTTAAAAAATCAAATCGTAGACCACTGCAAGAAACTCGGCATCACTATTCAAGACTGGGTTGGTGCACGTTTACTTCTTGACATACGGGAAGAACGCGGACTACCTGCCCCACCAGAACCAATAAAAGGAATACCAGACGTAGTTGATGTCGTACGGGAATGGGCTACCGGCGACCGACTAATACAACCCTGCGGAAAAACTGACTGTGAACCGGAATGGCAGCAATTACAAAAGATGAAATTTTGCAAGAAATGCGGCATTCGGGGACTTTAAAGGTTTTATTCTTCAGTCTTTGAGTTGCGTTTAATCATTCCACATCTGTGAAAGCGTTGGTCTGATTGGAGCGATGCCCCTACGCCTTTGTTCTGCATGGAGCTGTCTTGATGTCATTCCTGCCCAGATACCGTGCATGTCGGCAACTGGAAATTCCAACGCGTAGTCGAGACACTGCTCTGCCACTGGGCATGTTGCGCACAGTGCCCTAGCCTCTGGAATGTAGCTAATGTCCTTATGGGACTTGGGAAACATCATGTATGTCAAGCCCTTACACTTAGCGAAGTACATCCAGCCTTTATCTTGTATATCACTTGCTGTGACTACGTTTGGTATATTTGGTTCGTCCGACATTTGGGGTAACTTTCTTTATTGGTGTTGCCTGTTTCTTCATGCCGGAACTCTCTTGTACATACGTGTGATATGGCGCACCAGTATGTACATCGAACTTAGATGCTGCTGATACTGCTTTTGTTGCAGCTGCCTTTGCTACAGATATGTCAAGAGACTTTTTCTTATTGAGCAACGTGTGTAGTGCCCCAAGGGCGTAATCTCCCCCTGAACCGATTGCGTAATACCCATTTGAGTCAGAAGACCATGCGTAGTCTCCGTCAATTACATAAATAACTCCGTGTATAACTGCAAGAATCACTGAATCGTGTTCCGCAATATGAGCCCCTTCTCGCTCTGGAGTTGCATATCCCTGTTTCTCGAAGGCTTCGCGCAGGACAGGTATGAACTTGGTGGTTATGAAGTAATCAAGCTTTTTGCCCTTCAAGTTGTTTGGAGGGGTAGGTGGAGTAAATGCGTGATGCAGAATGTTGATTGCCCTTACATCCCCAGCTGCTCCAAGCAGATAAGGTCCATTTTGGGAAACCTTT